GTGGCCCGTGCCCCCAAAAAACTGACGTCACGGTCAGATTTGGCTCGATTGCAGCTGCGGCACGCTGCGACGAGATTGCCCAGGTCGTCCCCACCCCCGCGTGACCAAGGGACAATGTGGTCGACCTGATCAGCGTCCCCCCCACAGTACCCGCACGTTTTGTTGTCACGTCGCAATACTTGTTCGCGGACCCTCCTCCACTCTCGAGTGGAGCCGCCCCTCCCCCCCAGTCTGAGGGCCCCCTTACGGGTATCAGTACGGTTTGGCATAAGCTCTCCGATGCCGCTCGATCATGGCTGTCAGCCGCTTACCGTACAGGCCTCCCCATACGCCTTCGTAGTATCTGTAGCGGATTGCTACATCGAGGCATTGTTCTTTGACGTCGCAGCTGGCACAGATTTCGAGTGTCTGTTGCAGGGTGCAGTCAAGGTCGAACCAGTCAAGGTCGTCTCTGCCGGCACAGGCTGCGTCTCGGTACCAGTCAGTACCAGCCATGGAGCACCTGGTGTTCGTAGGCTTGGCAGGCGTCTCCGTTCCAGTACTCGTCCGTGTACAGGATGATGCCCATGAGTGGTTCGTCGGTGAGCCGCTGGATGGCGTAGGTACATTCGAGGTCGAGCTGCTTATCGATGTTCGACGAAGCCGGCACTTGGCGTAGCCGGTCGATGTCGATGGTCGTTGCGACCTCTTCGATGACTGTCTGTGTTTCTACGACGGTTTCGATGATGGGTTCGGGCTGTTGCCATGGTTGTGTGATGGCGAGTGTAAGTGCTGATCCTGTGAGTATGGCGATGCTGGTTGGCATCCTCATGCGGCCTCTCCTGGTCGTGAGGGTTTGAGCATTGCACGGATTTCTTCGGGCATGGGTGTCCAGTTGGACGGGTCGGTCTCTTCTAGTTCTAATGGTTCTAGTTCCCGCACCGTTTGTGTCGCTAGGGGTCGCACCGTTTGTGTCCCTACCCCCGCACCGTTTGTGCCCCTACCCCTCGACCGTGGCTCGAGGGTTTCTTGGCGTGCGACGATTTCGTGAACGACGTACACGTTCGACTCGCCGAGTTCGTTCTTTCTTTTGTGCTTCTCGAGGAAGCCGGCCTGGACGAGTCTGCTGACGCAGCGGTCGACAGTCTTTATGTCGCACCTGGCGGCTTTGGCGACTGTCTGCCTCGAGGGCCATGCGACGCCTGAGTTCGAGTCGGCATAGCGCGCGATCGTGGCGTACACGAGGACGTCGTGGGCGGTCAGGGAGTCGTCGTCGAGTACGGCCCAGGGCATGATCACGAACGGCATCCTGCGGCCTCGGGTCGCCTCGCTCATCGCTTAAGCCTGTTCGGCAGGTTGTAGAACGCTGCAAGCCGGTCGATGAGGTCGTCATCGCCGAGGAGTTCGCCGCCCATAACGGCCTGTTCGGCCCTTGCGAGCGAGTTTCGGTGCTTGACGATCTCTGCGACCAGGTAGCCGAGATCCTGCTTGTGTGATGCGAGACGGTCGATGTAGGTCTGCACCTCGCGCTCGAGGCGCTCGACGGCTTTTTGCAGCTCGTAGACAAACTCGATGGCAGGATTCTCGTCGGCCCTGCCAATCTTTTCGACCACAAGGCGCCGTGCTCCTGCCATGTCTCGCCCGTCGATCCAGCCGGCTGCTCGGACGTTGAGGTGCCGCCATTCGTCTGCCCATCGTGTGTCGCTCACCAGTCACCCCCTGTGACGCTCTGAGATGCGTTCTGCGGTCCGTTCGCCTTCGGGGATGTCCTCCTACCAGCCTGACCCTTTCCGGCGCTCTGAGAGGCTTGTGCGCGCTCCTGTGCGGACCTGACCTCCTCAGCGGACGCGATGGAGTGGTTGGTGGCGATGCCGATAGCCGCCAGCGCCCTTCCCCAAGCGCTGGTCTCGGCGACCATCAGCTCCGAGCCGCGCGTGTAAGGCGTGCGGCCCGGTACGGGCTCCCATGCGAGACCGACACCAGGAGCCGTATCGTCGGGTGAGCGGTAGGCGCAGGCTGCGTAGACGAGCCATTTGGTGTCGCCTTCGCCGAGGACCCTGTAGGGCTCGTCGGGCCAAAGCGGGCGCAGGCTGCCTTCCGGATAGGTAGCGATGAACTTGGCGATGCGTTCGTTGACAGGAATGTAGTCCTTGGCAAAGTCGCTCATCGGTCGCCGTCCTCACGCTCGAGACGGCGCATGGCCTCGATGGTGCGACGGAACCCTTCGAGCTCGTCGGCGCGCTGCTGTTTGCGCTCGAGGTAGAACAGGGCCGTAGCGAGTACGGCGAGGATGCCTGCCATCGACAGGATGAACATGACTGCTGCTGGGTCGATTTGCATGAGCCTCTCCTCGGTTCGGTTACCACTCGTAGTTGTTTATCGTGATCGTTTGTATCAGCCAGGGGCTTAGGGCCCTGATTACCTCCTCCGTTTCGTCGTCTGACCATTTGGTCGCCAGGTGGGTCAGGTGGATTGCGTGATGCATGAGTTCGTGAAAGACGACCTCACGCTGGCGTTCGGCTTTCAGGCAGGACAGTACGCGGATGCGGCCCGCGTCCAGGTCGGAGTCGCCGGTGACGCCCGCGGCGATGAGCTCGAGGTCGTGCTCGACGGATTGTTCGACGGCGATGGTGAACTGTCCGAGGGAGATGAACCGTCGCCAGGTGTCAGAGGATTGCGAGGTCACGCCAGCCACCCCCTTCGCAGACGAACGTAAGCGTCCCGCAGGCGGTCGTGGGACCGCCCTGTTCCTCGTACCAGCGTGACCCTCCGTCGAGCGATGGGGCGCCGAGGATGGTGCGCGGCCCGTTTTGTAGTACTTGCAGGTGGTGGTAGTGCCCAAACGTCAGGATTGTGGCGTCGCCGGCCCTGTGCATGGCGTCCATCTTGCCTTGCCACCAGCTGCGCGCTTTCGAGACGGGCAGGCCTGTGCCTCCGAACTGGTGTCCGTGCGCGAACGAGACGACCGTGCCGCAGGCGTCCAGGGTGAGGGTCATGTCGCCGTCGGGAATGACGAAGCGTACGTGAGCGTACGCTTCGGGGTTCGCGGCGAGGATTTCGCCGGCCTGCTCGAACACTTCGAGGTCGCCGTTGTCCTCGAACGTCGTGAACGATTTGCCGTTGCGTCGGTTCTCGCCGTGGTTGCCTGGTACGGCGCCAACGACGACATGGGGTGCGAGGCGTGACCAGTCGGCGAGCATCTTGACGAGCATCCTGCGGACGAGTTTGCGCTGCTGCCGGGCGTCGAGCTGCACCGAGTAGGTCTGCTGGGCGTAGTGCCCGTCGCAGCCTTCGACCATGTCGCCGAGGCCGATGACGTAAAGGTGCGACACGGGCCGGCCCTGCTTCGCAAGTTCACGGACGCGTTCGGGAAGCCGCCGGTGCAAATCGAGCAGACGTTCGACGAGTGCTTCGACGCCTCCGTGGTCTGTTTTGCCGGCCTGCCAGTCGGACAAGCAGACGATCAGGGCGCGCTGGTCTGCGACGGGGTTTGGCGGCTTTGGCTTGCGACGCCGAATGTCGCGGATGAGTTCGTCGAGATCGGGCTGGTGGACGGACGTTGGCCGGACAGTCGCCCTGTAGTAGAAGTGGCGTTTCTCGCCGGAGTCCCAGGACCGGACTTGGACGGGGGCGGTCTCGTCGACCTGCCAGTCGGCAGGATTGAGGCCGAGGTTCCACAGGATGTGCGCCCAGTCTTTCGGCGGGGTCTCGCCGCCCTCGACGACGAGGGTGCCGGCGGCGGTGTCGACGCCTGGTTCCCAGCCGGTCGGATGCTTCGGGCGTGGGCGGCGTGCTTCGTCGAGGTCCTGCTGTACCTCGAGGAACGGGTCAGTCTGTGACATGACGGCGCCGGTAGTGACCGACCTGCTGGTACGAGACGTTATGGCCCCAGCGTTTCAGCACGGTCGCGATCGTGCTGTGCATGATCTCGGGGTTGCGAAGGGCCTTGTCAAGTGCGGCCTGCTGGTCGGCTTCGAGCTGCGGGATGACTTTGTCCCACCAGCCTGGATTGCCCGTTCGGATGCGTGCTTGCTCTGCCTCGAACTCGTCCATGGCGCCTCCCCAGGCTTCGGACCTGTGGACAACCTATCCTGCTTGGCGTCGTGAGTCCACGAGGACCGACAGGAGTGTCCGAAGTGCGGTGATGTCGGACTTGAGTTCGCGGTTTTCCCGCTCGAGCTGCGCGAGACGGGCGTCCATCTTCGAGAGGCGTGCGGACATCTTCCAGGCGGCACCGGCGATGACGGACATCGGTCCGACGTAGGCGACGAGCATCTGTAGTTCAGACATACTCCTCACCTGCCAGCCGGCCCCATTCCTCGTAGCCGAGTTGCAACTCGAGTTCCCGCAGCTCCTCGTCCGTGTAGTCAGGTTCGTCGTCGACTAGCACGTTCGGTTTGCCCGAGGCGAGGACGTTGATCTGATCGAGGACGGCGATGATGTTTCGGCCTGGGCAGGCGGTCTTGCCCATCGCTAGGTGAGGGACGTACTGGTCGGGCCCCCAAGTGCCGCCGTGCCAGGTCGCCCATTCGGCGAGGTCGTCGATGGCGGTCATGGGCAGCTGCGCACGCTCGTAGTTGCCGAGGACGCAGACGGCGTGCCCGATGGAGTTGTAGCCGCGGGTGTGGGCGCCGGCGACGCCAGGCCCTCGGCCCTCGTACCAGGTGCGGGTCGAGGGGCTGTAGAGCCAGGTGTAGGCGATGTCGGACCAGCCTCGGTGCTGCTGGTGAAACGACTGGATGTTCCTGAGAACCTCGGGACCGCCGTCGGGTCCTGCGGAGTGGTGCAGGAAGAGGTACTTGACGGGCGCGGCGATGTCCTTCGGACGGCCCTTCGGGGGTCGTGCGCCCCAGTCGGCTCGACGGACGATGCCGCTCATTACTCGGCCTGTGCGGAACGCTTCCGACGTGCAGCCAGGACGCCTTCCTTGAGCGGCACGATCGCAGCTGCGACGCCGGCGGCGACTGCGGACAGCATTGCTGCGCCTTCGACGGCGAAGGCGTAGGTGCCTGCAAGGACGCCGACGAACGCTTCGATGAAAGTCCACAGGGTCCTGTGGGCGGTGTCAGCCAAATCGAGCATGGTCAGGCCTCCGGCGGTGTCGGATACGGGAGTTCAGCCTTGATCGCGTCGACCGCAGCCTGCCATGCGGTCAAATCGCCACCCTCACGCTGCGCCTCGAAAAACAGTCCGTCGGTCTCGGCCTGGTAGCGGGCGCGACGGGCAGCCTCGACTTGCGCGTAGGCGCGTTCGTACTGCACCTGGGGCCAAGCGTTGTCGAGCGTTGCCTTGGTCGGCTTTGGGGAATCGTCAAGCCAGGTAAGTCCGGCGTATTCGTCACCATCGAGCGACCATTGTGTGCCGGGCCGGATGGCTGCGAGGACTGCGGCGTAGTCGATCATGCTGCCACCTCAATAGCAGTTAGCGTTTGGATGCTTCGCGGCCTAAGTGCTAGGTCAGCGTCGTCCGAGTTGATTCCGATGGTCACTGACGCGCCACAGAGCATCTGAACCTTGTACGTCGTCGCAGATGTCGTCGCAGGAGAGTCAAGGAAGATTGCGGCGGCGTTGTATGCCTCGGTTGCAGCGCTATAAGCGGAAATAGTCGCACGGGTTCGGTTTCCGGCAGCATCGGCAATGCCGATAGCCGTCGAGTCTCGCACGATTTGGAAGCCGATGTTGTTTGTTGCGCCCACGATGCCTGTTAGTTGAACAAGAATGAGAACTTTTGCGGTATTGGTAGTCGGAGTTATTGCAACGGAAAGACCTGTCACGTCCGCAAATGTCGAACTGTTCAATGTGAACGTGTTTGTCTTGACGGCCTGCACGACGTTCGTCCCGATGCCGACGTATGCCGCGTCAAGACCGGCGTCGATGGCGTTCGCAAGTGCGAGCGAGTCGGTAGGCCAGTCGGACACGAGGTCGGTGCCCGCGACGTACGGGATGTTCCAGGGTGCGCCGGTGTCGGGCATCAGGGTCTCCTAGGCGTCTTGCCAAGTGAGCGTAGCGTCCACGCCGGCCCAGGTCAGGGTGGCGGGCACTTCGGCCCAGCGGGTCTCATAGATCGAGTAGGTCGCGTCCGACGCGTACAGCTCGACGTTTGCGAAGAAATGCGTCAGCTCAAAGTTTACGCCCTCGACGAAGCCGTAGAACGTTCCTGCCGGTAGGACCGACGTCGGAATGTTCGTCACGGACAGGTAGTCGTTGACGTCGATCTGTAGAAGGCTGTCGGACAGGCTGTCCGTGACGTTGTTCAGCCCGACGAGCAGCGGCCCCTCGAGTTGCGGTTCGGGGAACGCTTGCAACTGCGCGAACCGTTCGGCGAGATCTGCGGCATCACCTGCGTCATCGAGGATAGTGACGTAGTCGCGCGTCACATAGCCGTATTCGGCGACGGAGTCTGTCGCGTTGTACTGGACGGACCCGCCGGACCATTCGAGGTTCACCTGGTTGACGACGTCGTCGAGTCGGACCGTGGCGATGCCGGACTGTGCGGCGATGTCGGGCGCGTCGATCGTGAGCGGGGTGCCGAGGGATGCGCCCTGGCGGCGGGTCGAGTCGGCGTATCCGACGCGCCCGTCGCCTGTCTCGTACACGACGCCGCCGCCTGAGAGTGCCGTTTGGTTGAGGGCGCCAAGAACTGGCGTGGGTGTATTGGTGAGGGCTCCGACCTGGTAGATGCCGGGGTCGATGATTGACGTGTCGATGCCGTAGTCGGCCCAGGTCAGGCTTGCGTCGACGTTTCCCCAGGTCTGCGTGAGGGGCTGTTCGGCCCATTGCTGGGACAGTCCGGTTTCGAGAAGTGCTTGGACGCGTGCGCCGTCGAGCTGCGCGGACAGGGTGTCGTCCTGGTCGCGGCGTCCGGCGCGGGCGAGGGGCCCAAACGCGTCGATAGCGAAGATTGTGCCGACGGTCGGGTTGTATTGGGTCGTGACCGCCTGGACTTTGCCAATGAACAGCGAGACGGTGCTGGCGTTTGACAGGGCGACGTCGACGACCATTTGCTCGCCGATAGCCGGCCTAGTGCCAGGGTCGATCAGGACTATGCGTGCCGACCCGGCCTGTGCCGATTCCCAGTAGGAGCGGCGTCCACGCTGGATGTACACCGAGTCGATGGTCTCTGACGTGTGGTCGACACCGGCGATCGTGACGGTTACTGCGCGGGGCCAGCCCATTAGCGGGCGGCTCCGATGCCTGCGCGGGTGCCAGCGGCAAGTTGCAGCTCGAGTTCGCGATAGACCTGGTACGAGGAGCCGGCGACGATGCCGTTGATGACGACCTGTGGCGGCTGTGTCCGACGCGGGGGCACGATCGTCGGGGTCGGTTCGCGTTGCGGGTTGATTTGTCCTTCGAGCAGCCCTGGGATGGCGCCGCCTGTGTAGCCGGGTGGCAAGTTCTCGAGCGTGTACGCGGTCGCTGCTGCGGCACCTCCGACAACGAGTCCTGGGATGCCGAACACGCCGTACAGGGCCGCCCAGGCGCCTCTGAGAGTCGCGAACACCTTGAGCGCGGTGTTGAGCGCGACAATCGCTGTGGCGAGTTTGGCGGTCTGTGTGGCGACCTTGACGATCTGTTCGGGGTCGATGTCCTTGAGCCGGTCGACCCAGTCGCGCAGGATCGGCAGGAGTTGGACGACTACGGGCAGGAGCTCCTCGCCAAGTTCGACGCGGAAGTTCTCGAGTTCTGCCTGGAGTGTTCGCTGAGTGTTCGCGAGGCCGTCCGAGGTCCGCTCGAAATCGCCCTGCTGGAGGGTGGTCTGCGCGAGGATCTCGTTGTACGCGGCGAGCGTGCGCTGCTGCGGGGTCAGCGCTTGTTCCGTCGTCTCGATGATGCCGTCGGCGAGGGCACGGTTCTTGAGCGTTGCGGCATCGAGCAGGACGCCGTACTGCCGAATGGGTTCAGATTCGCCACGCAGCGCCGCACCAAGAGCGTTGATTGCTGTATCTACGTCCGTGTTGTTGAACGAGGCCAGGTCGGCGGCAAGGGTGACGAGGCTGGTCGTGAACTCGACGAGATCGTCGTCGGCGAGGCCTGCGGAGGTTCCGAAGATGCCGAACGTCTGCGCGGCTGAAAGTGCCTGCTGGCGTGACTGTCCGAGCGCGGTCGCGGCGGTGCGTGCGAACTGGTCGAGTTGTCGGGCTGCTCGTGCGCCGAACACCTGCTCGACGGCAGCGCCGGTCTCCTCGAGGTCGGAGGCGGCGCGGATGGAGGAGATCGCGATGCCACCGAGTACGCCGATGACGCCGGTAGCGACCTTCGAGGCGGTCTCAAGCCCCTTCGAGAACTTGTTGAAGCTGCTTCCGGCCTTGTCGAGCTCTTTGCCGAATGACGAGACGTCAGCCAGGAGGCTGAGTTTGAGCGTGCGAAGGGTCTGTGAGGCCATTATTGGTTCCCCCACACGTCGGCGACCTTCTGTGCGCCCTCGATCCAGCGGCGCAGAATGTTCGGCTGGAGCCGCTTGAGTCGTGGGAACAGCCACCAGCCGCGGTTGCCACGGCCTTCACGGGGCGACCTGGGTGGCCCCTGAAGGCCTCCGCGACTGTTGTTGCGCCGCTGGGCGCTGTTGCGGAACCGCTCGCGCTGTTTTACCTCGGGTGAGCCAAACTCGGACAGGAACAGGATGGATCCTGCGGAGACCCGCCGGTTGTCCGACGTCCCGTACCGCTTCGCGCCACCCAGGGTGACGGACGGCGTTCGGTCGCGGGCGACCCGTGCGGACTGCGCCACGAACGACGCCTGGTCGGGGTACCAGCGGGTGCCGCGCGCGGCGTTGCGGAACTCGGACACTATGTCCTGAGAGATCTCTTTTGAGAGTTCCCGTAGATCTTTGTTCGCGGCCTTGTCCATCTTCGAGAAGGCCCGCAGGATGGCTTTGATGTCCTTGTCATCGAGCCTGACTGTGACCTTGCCGGCCTTTGACGAGGCGGTCGTGGTCGGCATCTCAGGGCCTCCTGTGGGACTCCTGCAAGGCCTGCTCTGCGGTCAGCAGGTCTGCCAGGTCGTTCCAGTCGTTCGGTGCGGTGCCGGTAGCCAAGGCGACGTCTATGCGGCGTCGTCCGAAGCTGCCGGCTCGGTAGGGCCCGGAATGGTGCCCTGCCGGAACTGCGGGAAGCCGGTCAGCGACCGGTTCCACGACGTCAGGTCGCCGTCGTGGACTCCGGTGCGCTTCGCGGCCTCGTAGGCGAGGTACGCCACGTCCTTGATGCCAGGGGGGTTCGTCTCGTCCCCGAACGTCACGAACGAGCGTCCGGCCCAGCTCTCCCAGCCGATCCAGTCCGCAAGCTCGAGCTCGAGGACCAGGCTGCCACGGTCGCGATGCTCCACTTCGACCCAGGTGCCGGTTGCCATGTTCTCTCCTATGCGGTTGTCAGGCTGCCACGATCGTCGGGGTCTGATTGCGGTCGCCGGTAAGGGTGAACGAGATCTGCGACGCGGTCGGGCCTTCACCGGACATCGGCGGGACCTCGGGGAACACCTTGCCGGTGATGGTCGTGTCGACGTTCGGGCCGTCGGCGACGAGCGTGAACGTGAGGGACGTGTCGGGCGCGGACAGAGCGGCGGTCGCGAGGGCGTCGCAGAGGCCGTTCGTCGTGCCCCAGTCCGAGTACATGGTGACGTCGAGCGTGTAGTCAAACGTGAGCGTCTTGTACACGGGGCCGTCGAGGGTCTCGAGGACCTCGCGGTTGTTCGTGTAGGTGAACGTCGTGGAGATGGTTTGGGCGTCGAACGCGTCCGAGTCGATCGTCAGCGTCAGGTCCTGCCCGGTGAGGACGGTTGCCATGGACGTGCTCCTTAGGATGGTGTGGCGAGGGTAGTGACCTGTACGTCAGATACGAGAAGGTCGGATGGGCCGATGGTCTCGACCGATGGGGGTGATACGTCGCCGACCTCCCAGCCGCGGGGCAGGTTGTCGAGGACGGCGAAGACGAGTTCCTCGAGCTGGTCGAGGGAGCCCTGGTTGTCAAGGTTCGCGACGATGCAGGTCAGCCGAAAGGTGACCTCGACCTGTGGGGTTGCGGGCCGTCCGATGGTGACGGGTGCGATCCACGGGTTGCCAGGGACGATGACGACGGTCGGTGGGATTACAACGGGCGGTGGGAACGCCGACGTCGAGTAGTCGATGCCGGCGTCCTCGAGGGCGGTCGCGAGCGTCGTTCGTAGGGTCTTGAGGTTCATCCGACCATCGTGCCTACGTCAAGGTGTGGTGCGAGAAGGCCCTGGACGCGTCCGATGAGGGAACGTCCGAGTCGGAACGGTCCAGGCTGAAAGTCGACGCCCTGGATCGTGCCGCCTGGTGCGACGCGTGCCTGCCAGATCTCGACGGCGAGCATCATGCACGCCTCGAGGACGAGCGGGTCCTCTTCGTAGACGTCGGCTGAGCCGGCGTCGATGACGGTTCCGGAGGGAATGACCGCTTGGATCTCTTCGACCGTCGCTTGACCGGTCTTGTTGAACGTGAACGTGTTGTAGAGCTCTTGCGCGTTCGAGTACGAGTAGGGCCATAGGGTGGGCCAAGGCCACAGCGGTCGGGGCGGGACGTCAGCGGTGTAGCCGATGGACAGCACCGTGTGGTTGCCGTTGAAGCCGGACGGCAGGCCGCTGATCGTGACGGACTGCCCGACGTAGAGCCGGTGAAAACCGACGGTGCGGGCCTTGACGGTGGCGCCGTCCTCGCAGCACATCTGATCGATGGGATACGAGTACCTGCTGAGCATGGACAGGACGAGGTTCGTCGCTGCCGTAGAGGCCTGCGTGAGTTGCGCGTCAGGGTAGAGGTCCCCGACTCCGAGGACCGTCTTGAGTTCGTCGAGGTCGACGTAGTTCGGCATCGGAGGCCTCCGTGGGCCCCCAGCCGGTCGCGGGAGAGGTCACGACCGGCTGGGGGTGATGGGTCACGGCGTGACGGTGAGGTAACGAACCGCCGTCGGGTACTTCGACGCCGCGGCGACGTAGCCGTAGACGGCGACCTCGACCTCGAGCGTCGACACGTCCTGAACGGAGACCTGGACCGGCGCGCCGGCAGCCTCGTAGAACGTCACGGCCTGCGCGGGGAACACACGGGCCTGCTTGTCCTCGACGTTCGCGGTGACGTACAGCTGCAGACCGGCGACGGTGCCCTGCGTCGTGCCCTGGCTCATGAGCCCGGCAGCGTTGCTGGGGTTCGCCGCGGAGAACAGCGGACGGTCGTCGTTGTCGACAGCTGCGAGCAGCTTGGCAAACGTGACGTCGCCTGCGCCGACGGGGTTGACGAGGATGCGGTTCGGGGCGAAGCGCATCACGTTCCACGAGTCCGCGATTGCGGTCGCGATGGAGTCGTAAATCGTCGTGCCGACCGACTCGCCGTTGCCATCGTCAAGGACCGAGTACGCGTACGCGTCGGTCTTTTGCGCGTACTGCGCGCCCATCTCGATGAGGAGACGGTCGAGGAACGCCGGGTCGGAACGCTCGATGAGCTGGCGGGAGATGCGCTCGCCACCGGCGAACGTCTTGACCGGAACGGTCAGGTAGTCGAGCGTGAACGCGGTCGAGGAGACCTCGTCGCCCTCAGCGGCCTGCTCGGCGACCGACGGCTTCTGCGTGACGCGCGGGATCTTGAACTCGTCGCCGCTGTCAGGCAGGACGTCACGCGTCATCGCCTCGATCGTCGGGCGGGAGTTGTCGATGACGGAGATGACCTCGGTGAGGAAGCGGGTCGGGATGAGGCCCGCGCCGGTCGTGGTCGTGTTGTCGGCGAGGGCTGCCTGGACGACGAGCTGCGCCTCGCGGTCGCCTGCCTGCGCCTCAAGCTGCCGCTTGGCGAACAGACCGGCGGTCATGTTCTTGATGTCGCGGTGCTCGACGGTGATGTACTGCTTGGTCGGGGCGGCAGCCTCGACCTTCTCGGAGGCCTCGACCACCTCGGCGGCGGGCTCGACCTCGGGGGTCTCGTTCTCCATGGTTG